GTATAAATATCGCCAACCATAGTCTTGAATACGCGAGGAGTCATTACTGCGCCCTCGGGCATCAGCTTTGGTCCACCATAATCCCATGTAGCAGCGAAAGGATTATCGGTAGAATCCCACTCGTAAGGATCGGCAGGAGTTACCACCTTGCGGATAGCCTTTGCAGTAGCATAGGCATCGCTATCATAAGCAACAACATTACCATTAGCATCTACACGAATCTCGTGTCCTTCTTCATCAACGCCACCGTAATAACGAGGCTGAGTTTGCTGCTTCATAGCGGCAGCTCCATCAATGGGGCTATAAACGCGAGCAACATAGTTATCCTTCAGCATAGCAAAGTCAGCATCGGACTCCCACTCACGATACACTTTTACCTCGTTGAATACGAGCATCCATTCGCCCTCGATAGCCTTAGTCTTTTCAAAAGTGGCTAGGCCAAGAGCATAGTTATATTTTACAAACTGGCCATTCTCAAGCTTGGTAATGGCAGGATCGGCAGGTAATTGACCATACACCTGACCATTTCTCTGAGCAGATAGATGATTTGGCTCAACCTGACCATAGCCGCGCTCGACCAGCTGTGCAGCACTTAGACTTACTTTAGCCATTTATCTATTCCTCCTATACTTAGTTATTATTTTTCTTTGTTTGTCTTAGTGAACTTACCCACGCTGGGATATTCTCCTCTTCCCCCATACCGTCGGTATCAATTAGACTGAATGATGTATCTGGTACATCTTCCTTGTGCTCACCAGATAAATCAACTTTATTATGAACACAAATCACTGACAATTTAGCTTCAATTTCATCCAAGGAATATTTATCAATATTGTCCTGAACGTCCTTTTTATCTTCATCAGATAACATATAGAAACTATCAATCATCTATTGCTTTTCTTCTCTGTCCTTGGTCTGTTTGAACTCGACTAAACTATTATAATTTGTCTCCATAGAATTATACTTCTCTTGAAGCTCATTGAAACGTGTTTCAAGAGCAGAATAATTTTCTTGTAATTCTTGAAAATCTTCAAGACTAAATTGAAGTGAGTTGTCCTCAGGCAGAATAGCCTCTTCGTGCTGTTCCTCTTCGGCAACAGCAGGAGCTTCTTGCGGCACCTGGTTTTCTTCCGCTTCGACGCTTGTCGCTGAAAATTCAGTAGCAGGAGCCTCGGGCTCCTCGACCGGCATCACCGCATCTTCCTGCTCTTCAATTTCTTTGATTTTTTCATCCATAAGTGATAATTCTCCTCCTTTCAGTTTTTGAACTTCCTTCATCAGACTATAAATCTTCTAATGGAAGTCTTTGTCGAGAGAGAACTTGCCAATGCTTGCCCCTTCAAAACAGGGTTCAAAATCTTCTCCCAAAATACATAACTTAGAAATTATCGCCTCATTGATAATAAAAATTTCTACATCAGAATTATCTTTGGTTGTCCAAGTTCCTTGTAAAGAATTTTCATCTAATTCCATAGACTAATTATTTCCCTATTCAATCACTCTCTTAGCTTCTGGAAATTGGCTCGTCCATAAATACCCTTCTGTAACTAGATAAGTATGAACTACACCGTCATCAAGATAATCCTAAAACCAAGCCTTAGCTCCTAAATCAACAAAACCATAAGGTTTAGTTGTGTCAGAAAACTTTAGCACTCCTCCAACAATATCAATTCTTCTATTATGTTCTTCAAAATCTTCTGTTGCCTCATTGAAAAAACCAACAATAGGACTACCGGGTAGCGAGTTAGCTATCTACATCGCCACTTCCCTAGAAATAGAGCTACCATTACGATTTTCTCCAATATATAAAACTTTGATGTAACACCTAGAAATCAGAGGATTCATAGGGGTAATATTTATTAGCTCACAAGGCTTATCTATCAAAATACTTGTATGTTTCATTATTTACCTCCTTATGAAGCAGATTCTTGATTCTAAATAGTTTTTTCACTTAGTTCGCCCTATTCTTTTTTCGGGCGTCCAGTAGATTTTGAAGTTTCATTTGTATCTATTTTATTACTTCCGCCCAAATCTTTTACGTCAGCAGAAGATAAAGTAGAAGACATAAGAGGAGGCAACATAATTTCACTAAGATGCAGTAATTGATTCTCGAAATAAGCAGTATTCAAGATAAAGCTCTGAGACTGCCCAAGAGCAATCTGTGGAAGCATCTTAGAGAAACCGACCTAATCTTGCTCTTTATACAATTTTGATAAAGCTTGATAATTGTACTGTGTGGTATAAAGCATGTAGAACTTGAATGTCCATTTCTTCTTGTTGCTAGAACGCTTCATAGCAATCTTGTTGAATAATGCTTCATACTATAAAATCAAACCGCGCAAACTGCCTTCATCGGCTAAAACCGATTTTTCAAGAGCTAAGTTACCATCGGTATTGAATAAATTCTTTGAAACGCCAAGAGCATTATACACAGTTCTTTCAGCATTATCCAATGAGTTATCTTTTGCCACTGAATTAGCTTCGGATACATCAATAGCTTCAATGTCCGCAAAAGTAGTCAATACATCCACTCCAACGCACCGTGATAACATTTCTACCGCGTTTTGATGTAGATCCCTAGCTTCATCAATATCAAAAATCAAATCACCGTTTTTATCTAATGGCAACTTCTAAACGAACACTTTCAACAGCTATTGCAACTGTCTCTATCTTTCAATGCCCTATGCCTTTTCCAAATCTAAAATCTCAGGAATAGCATTTACAAAAAATGGCAAATCATTAGTACCATATAAAGATAGCTTGAAAGCGCACTCAGGGTCCAGAAGATACCAATGACCTTTTGCGGTCCCCTCGGGAACGTAAGGGTCGTCCGCAGGTAACTTACCCTGCTTGTATAGTTCATATCCCTTCTTGAATTCCGGTGGGAACAAGTTCAACACTTTCATACGGTATCCAACACTTGGATACTTAGTATCGAAAAACTTCATATCAAACTCAATTGCGGGAACGCCTCGTATCTTGTATTGCGACCGACACCATTGCCATGGTAACTCTTGAATTACTATTCCGTCGGTTCCTTCATAAGCGTACCCATAATATACTCCATCTTTTAGTATCTGTAAGCTAAATTCCCCACATAATCTCTTGATATTGCTATTATCAAAATAAGTAAGAGCTTTATTGAAATCCGCAACTACCTTTGTCTCATTCACAGTCTAGGTGAAGGGTTCCGCAACCATATACCAGTCAAAACGATACATACTCGCATAATAATTGATAACTTTCTGATAAATACCATTGGTACGATAAAAGTAATTAGAAATAGAGCGAATTATAGGAACGTCGTTCTTCATCAGAGCTTCTAATACAAAATTTTTATCATTATATCTAAAATTATCTGATTTATTATCCTTTTTCAGGATTAGTGAGGCATCATCGTAAGTTTGCCGACCTTGTTTGATTCTAGCAAAATCCATTCTAAAACCCTTATCATAGATTTGCTATACTCTTTCATTTTTATCCAATGCTACGCCTCCTTTCTTGTTTTAATATCCAGCTTTGTGCATAATATAATCATAAGAAATCAAATTTTCTTCGTTCCATGGTATTTCGATCAATTTGAAACCATGGAGCGCACAAAATCGACGCTTTTGATTATCATTATACTGTTGCTGGTAAAAACCTTTTTTACCGCCAAACTTGGTGCTTGGCTCATAATGCTAACGACCTTGATATTCAATAATAAAATCTATTTTACCATCATCATCAAATATTACAAAGTCAAAACGCAAAGGACGCCCATTAGGACTATTCAACCCCTAGAAGCTGTATTCTTCTATAAAGGTCAAACCTGCTTCTTCTAAAATATCATGTATCTTTATTTCTCCACGAGAAGCTTTCATCTTTATCCCGCCCTTGTAAACAATTTCCATTCAGAAGCGTTGAATCTTTTCTTATGACGCTTACTATCTTCTTCTTCTTTTATATAATATAGGCCATATTCAACATTGTATAAAACAATAGACTATATCTTAATTCTTCTTATGAAGAACCATGCCCGCTTCGCCCCAAAGAATTTCACTTTGAAGCTACTCTCTTTCGAGATAGTCGTTGGACCTTCCTATTTCTAGGCTTGGCACAGGATTCTTTTATTAGGTCTGGCTAACCCCTAATAAACATTCCCTGTTAGCAATTAGGTAAAAACCTAATCACACCCCACATGTATGGGTTCAAGCATGACGCGCCTATAAAAATATCAAACATTTTTTATAAATTTCATATTTACGTTTTAGACATATATGTTCTGATACGTTATTATACATATTAGATAAAATTCGTTCAACATCTTTCACTCCACAAATTTTTAGCTCATATGTAATTTTACTAACAGAGTTCTAGCAAAGTGATAATTTAGGCTTAC